ACTATCGGCATTTCAGGTTCGCACGGTATTCAGCTCGCTTCAGTTAATGACACAGTCATAGACTTAGCAGCCGACTCCTTGTATTTCAAGGATGCAGATGGAAAGGTTAAGTCTGATACTATCGCTGATATCATGGGACTAGTTGCTGGTACTGTTACAGCCACTGGTATTGCAGACTCAAGCGGTGTCTTGTCTTTGGCAATTCACAGTTTGGACGCAGAAGTTATCGCTACAGGCGACAAGATTGCGTTCTCGGATGCTGGTGACAACGGTCTTCACTCTGAGACAGTTGATGACCTCTTCAAGATTGGTCCAGCTCTTGTTACAGAAGCTGCAGCAGATGTTGCTGATGACTACATTCTTTTCCTTGATGGCGGCGCAAGCGGCGAAGCAAAGAAAGAGAGTGTTTCAGATCTTGTCGGTTCATTGACAGGTGACGGATTGACAGCTACAAATGGCGTCATCGCAGTTGATGTTGTTGAAAAGCATTTCTTCAGCGCGTCTTCTAATACTGGTGCTGCTAGTGGTATGTCTACTAACCTCGTGACTGCATCTTTGAATGTTGGTTCGGAAGGTAACGTCTTGGCAGATTCACTTCAAGTATTCTTGAATGGTATGCTCCAGACAGTCTCCTCATCCGCGGGTCACACTTCAGCTACTGGAGTATTTGATTACGAGGTCTCTGGTGCATCCGGTTACGGAAGTACTACACCTACCGCGGTTGTACTTCAGGGTGCACTCGATGCTGACGACGTTCTCGTTGTTAGATACCTTAAAAAATAATTAATCTCACCTAACAAATCCCACCTAAGCCCGGTTTTTCCGGGCTTTTCCTTTTCTTGTGTCCGTTGGTGCAAAGAAAAACTAATTAATAAGTAAAATACTAGATTTTGTTCACACACTTGTGTGCTTCTTAAAGGAGAAATAAGCATGGCAGCACGTAAATTTAAGTTTGTCTCACCAGGAGTTTTCTTGAAAGAGATAGACAACTCTCAAATTCCAAAAGAACCAGGGGCCATAGGCCCTGTTGTTATTGGTAGAACCAGAAAGGGCCCAGCCCTTAAACCATTCAAAGTACAATCGTACTCAGATTTTGTCGAAATATTCGGATCCCCGATCGCCGGAGGTCAGGGTCAAGACGTGTATAGAGAAGGTAACGGCCTGTTGGCCAGCGCTCCAGCGCATTATGCCGCAAAGGCTTACTTCTCTGCTGACATATCTTCTCCGGTAACGGTAGTAAGATTGTTGGGTGTTGAGGGTGACGATGCAGGCGCCTCAGGTGAAGCGGGATGGCAAACAAACTCAGCTTATGGACTATTTGCTGCTGTTTCATCATCCACAGCCGTTGGTGCTCAGGCAGTAACTGCCAGTTTGGTTGGTGTTGTCTACAATACAGAAGCAGACACCAGTAATTTTGAGTTGGGACTGAAGGGTGTCGATGTATCCAACAACTCAACAACGGAACTGTTCACTACTGGTGCCCAGTCTGGATCATTTATTCTTCCTGACTCCAACAACAGATACACCTTTTATGTTAAGGATCACGCAAACGCGGCAAACACAAGGGAAATAAAGATCTCCTTTGAGAACGATAAAGATTTTATAAGAAGTGTTTTGAACACTAATCCTCTTTATAGTAACACTAACATCACTACGACTACACCTATCAACAGTAACAAATACTGGCTAGGTGAGACGTTTGAGAGAACTTTTCAAGAAGTCAAGACGGCAGCCGGCAACGGAAAGGTCGCTCTTGCACTTGCAAGACTTAATGATTCAACGGACACGGACATGAGTGATTTCACTCAAGAAATGGCCGCTGCTAGAACTGGTTGGGTGTTTCATCAGAACACTGAGTCTACGGGTTCCTATGATCCTGTAAACTTCCAGAAGCTCTTTAGACTTATTGCTCTTCATGAAGGTGAGGAGTCATCAAGAGATACTGTAATTTCGATAGAAGATATCAGAGTTCCTGCTGAAAACGCAGCAGACCCTTATGGGAGCTTTAGTGTTGTGGTCAGTCGACTATTCGGCGGTAGATTGGAAGTGGTTGAGTCATTTTCGAATTGCAACTTGAATCCAAATTCCCAAAACTACATCGCCAGAGTAATTGGCGATCAGTATTTGGACTGGAGCAGACAAGAAAAAAGAAACAAGCTTTACGGCAGCTATCCTAATCAGTCAAAATATATTAGAGTAGACATGAACCCTGACGTCGACGCATCAGGTCCAACCAACCCATCACATGTACCATTTGGCTTCTTCGGGCCAGTCGTACCAAAGATGCATCGTCAAGCGAGAGACGGGTCAGGTCAGATAGAACTTGGAGCAGCTAGCAACACATTCCTAGATCAGAAGGCTGTACTTCAGTGGTCCGGGTCTACAAATCAGGAATTGTGCGTGAAATGGTCAACCCTACCTCAGGTAGTATCCGCCTCACTTAGAGGTACTGATCATTTCGGTGCAGCAGTATACAAGGTTGACGGAAACGGAGATTTGAGTGATCAAATAGATTACGGATATGTAGATTATGTACGAGCATTACCTCAGACATTTAGCTCTGATGTGTCCACAGGCGAAATTGACTCGAACAGCGAATATGCATTCACTTTCAGTTTAGATGAAGTCTACATCAGCGGTTCAAATCTGTCCGATCCAGAAAGCGCAAGAATCAAAAAGGTTCACCTTTTGAGTGGTTCGCATGTTGGCATCGGATCTGTCGCAGGTATATCTGCAGTAACAGCTCAGGCCGCTTCAGCAAGTATAAATGCTGCAGGAGGTTTCGACGCTAGCGAACTCACGGGAAGCTTTACGCTCACTGACGCACAAGGAAGTGATGTAACTTTCGAATTCTTCACTGGTCAGGCATCTGACTCTGTCACTGGTGGAAACATAAAGGTGCAAAACAGCGCTAACGCAGCGACCTGTGAAGGCTTAATAAAGGATGCTATAAACAATTATGGACCACTGGGGTTTGGAACTCTTCAGATAACAGCGTCTATAATATCAAACGAAGTTCTAATAAAGAGCACCGTTTCGGGTTCTGCCGGCAGCACACAAATTGTAACATCGTCAAACTTCACGACTAATTTAGTAATCGAAGATGGTGAGTCTACAGCTTACCCTGCTTTTCCTGCTGCCGGCGCAAAAAATATCCAATTGAGTGGTGGTGTAGATGCTGTTGCAGCCGTTCCGGCTTCCCCAGAGTTCAGCTCATACACAGCACAATACTCCGCATCTCTACTTACAGAATTAGGGTTCGATAAGTTTAGAATGCCCTTGGCTGGTGGATTCGATGGTGTAGATATCACAGAAGCAGACCCATTCAATAATAGAGTGTTGCTCGGTAAAACCACTGCGACTTCTTACGCTTACGCTTCTGTAGACAGAGCAATAGAGCTTATTAGAGACCCAGAGGCTGTTGAGCACAACATCGCAGTAATGCCCGGTATCACAAATGATAACTTAACAACAAAGTTGGTTCGAACTTGTGAAGACAGGGCAGACTCTTTGGCAATCATTGATCTTAAGGACGTATATGTTCCGCCAAGTGAGCAGAAGTGTACTACTTTTGCGGACAGAATAAAGACTACACCACAGAAGGCTGCAAAGGCATTGACCTCTAGACAGCTTAACTCTTCTTACGGTGCGACTTATTACCCTTGGGTTAAGATCAAGGACGATGAGAACGACGCAGACGTATGGGTGCCGCCATCAGTTATTGCGCTTGGCGTCATGGCATACACAGAACAACGCGATGAAGTTTGGTTTGCTCCTGCAGGTTTCAACCGCGGTGGCTTAAATGAAGGTAACGCTGGCTTGCCAGTACTTCAGGCTTCCGAGCAACTGCTTTCAAAGCAGAGAGACGCTCTCTATGAGGCGAATATAAATCCGATAGCATCATTTGTTTCGGAAGGTATAGTCGTTTTTGGACAGAAGACCCTTCAGTCTACGCAGAGTGCACTTGACAGGATCAATGTCAGAAGATTGCTGATTTTCGTGAAGAAGGAAGTTTCCAGAATCTCGAATGCTCTTCTTTTTGACCAGAATCTTCAAGCAACGTGGAACCGGTTCCTTGGACAGGTTGTACCACTCTTGGAGAGCGTGAAGGCACGACTAGGGTTGGCGGATTTTAGAGTTATACTCGACGAAACGACAACGACACCAGATCTTATCGACAGAAATATCATGTACGCAAAGATCTTCTTGAAACCTGCTCGTGCAATTGAGTTTATCGCAGTTGATTTCGTTATTACAAACACGGGAGCATCTTTTGAGGATTAAAACACTTAAAAAATGCTTCTTCAACATATATAATATTAGGAGATAAAGTATTATGGCAGGATTTTGGAGCCAGGCTAGCTTAGAGCCAAAAAGACAGTTTAGATGGTTGATGTACTTTGCAAATATGCCGCAATTTATTGCGAAAAGCACAGCAAAGCCGAATTTTCAAGTGGGAGACTCAAAGCACGACTTTCTGAACTATGAGTTCCATTTTCCAGGAAAGGTAACCTGGCAGACTCTGCAATTTAAGATTGTAGACCCTGTTCAGCCAGATTCTACCTTGAGTCTCTACTCTATCCTTGGAGCAGCCGGCTATACTATACCCTCGGACTACTCTCAAGACAACCCAAGAACAATATCAAAGAAAGGCTTTGTAGATTCTTTGGGTGGACAGATAAAGATCCAACAGATAGGGGCAGGCTCAGGCGATCAGTCTGTGGCACCTCTTGAAACTTGGACCTTGAACAATCCATTCATCACTACTTGTAACTTTGGTAGCTTAGACTATGCACAGGATGGGACAGTTGATATCGATATAACTATCAGATATGACTGGGCCAGCTTAGAGTCTGCAGGGCAATCTTGGCCACAAAACAATTAATGAAAGAAGGATTTAATGTCTCGAAGAAACTCTAGAAGGCTGGGAAACCAGCCTCAAACACCAACCAAACCAACCCCCCCACAACCAAAACAAGCTGACAACCCTTTCGGGATGTCGTTTGTCGTGGGTAAAGAGGTGGTAAACCTTCCAAGTAAAGGAAAATACTACCTTGAAGACTCTTCACTTCACGGACACTCAACAGTTGAAATAAAGCACTTAACCGCTAAAGAAGAAGATGTCTTAGGAAACGAAGAATATATCAAGAACGGTACTGTTTTTGATAAGTTACTGAGAAGCATTCTCGTGGATAAATCAATAGATCCAGATGATTTTCTAGATGGTGACAAGTTGGCAGTCCTAGCTGCAGCCAGAATAACCGGATATGGACCAGAATATGAAACAAAGACAATCTGTGAAGCCTGTGGTAAGGAAACTGAATTTACCTTTGATCTAGAAAAGATGATTTCCGACACAACAGATCAAGAGATTCCTGACGGTGTGACCGAGGTTGATGGTATTTTTGAATTTAAGATATCTACCAAAGATCTAACAGTCGGAATAAGATTGATAAATGGTCATGACTCTCAATATTTGAGGGAGCAATCAGATAGAAGAGACAAGTTGAATGTTGAAGGTTCGGAAACAATAGATTACCTTAATCTTGTTGTAGACCACGTTAATGAAATAAGAGATACTGAACTTTTGTTGCAACTTTTTGAAGTTTTGCCATTAAAAGATATAAGAAAAATCAGAAAAGTTTATGCTAGCGTAATGCCAAATCCAAAGAAAATGCAATCATGTATTTGTAAAAACTGTGAAGCCTCAGTTGAAAGGGAGGTGCCCTTTACTATGGGCTGGTTTTGGCCTGACATCTCAGTATCTTGAAAAAGTTACTTATGAAGAGATCTTCCTCCTAAAGCACCACGGCAACTGGTCATTCATCGAAGCTTACAATTTGCCGATAAAATTAAGGTCTTGGTTTGTCGCAAGACTTATTAATGAACTAACTCCATCTGAATAATAATTAAAAAGCATCTATTTATAAATATAAGTGAGGATTTGCAGTGAACTTCGGATCAGAAGACAGAAAAGCTATTGTCGATGCGATAAAAGAAGGGTTTCGACAAGCCAACCGCGGTGGAAACCAGGACCGGTCAGGTCCGCGAACAGACCGTACAGTCGAACAAAGGGAAGCTGATAGAAAGCGCGCGAAGGAAGCCGAGGAAAAAGGCGCTAGCTTCACCGACTCGATTGCCAAAAAGCTCGGCGGTACACTCACCGGCGATTTGAAGAAGATGATAAACACCGAAATCCGGGAGGGTATAACTTTAGACCAGACCGATTTTAACGTTTTGTTCGACCCTCTCGCGCGCGTCATCGACCAATTTAGAAGCAAAAGAGAAGCAGATCAGGTATCCTTGAGGGCCTTTGGTGACACTTTAGCGAACGTAGGTGTAAGCGGTAATGATCTGGCGGCTGGTTTGCAGAATGCCATGGCAAGATCTGAGGAGCTTTACGGATCATCCCGCGCTGGCAAGCGAGTCTTCATGGATCTTGCCCAAAGTTTCGGAGGATTTATAGGGCTCACTAAGGACGGTCGCGACGAACTGGTCCAAACTGCTTTAGCTATGGATAAATTGGGCTTTGACACCAACGATGTATCTAAAGTTATGGATAACGCAACAAGGTCGATGGGAATGAGTTCCGACGAGGCCATGAAGACCACTGCTAACTTGGCCAATCTAAGAAAAGAATTCAACGTAAGTGCAAGCGAGATATCGAAAAACTTTATATTCGCACAAGAAAACCTATTATACAGCACAGACAGGGTGAACACTATCTTCACGCAACTTCAGAGGACTTCTAGGATAACTGGTGTTGACTTTAACAAGTTGGCCACCACCTTTGGAGATACCATGGATAGCTTCGAAGGTTCCGCCCAGAAGGCTGGTGGCCTCAATGCGCTCTTGGGGGGAAATATCTTTAACTCTCTAGAATTATTGGAGATGGATGAAGCTGAACGAATGAACACAATGATCGAGGGAATAAGAAGCAATGTAAATGTTACGTCCTTGGTATCTGACAAATTCAACTTAAAAGCTGTTGCAAAGCAGCTTGGATTAAGTCCGGCAGAAACTAGGAGGGTTTTATTGGGTGAAACTGGAGTCGCTGCAGCTTTGGATAAAGCACTTCCAGACAGTAAAACTGTTATGGAGAAGCAGCATGCCAATTTGGCTACATCGATCAACGACTTAAACGAGATATTTAAGAAAGGTAGCGGAAGAATAAATCAAGAACTTTTGGTAATGGCGAATAATATTTCTGATAGCACAGGCGTTTTGGTGAATACAAACCTCCTGAGATCAGCAGAAGCAATAGAAAAGATTCTAACACCAGCCAAGGCCGATGCGAATTTCTTGGCAGTCACCGCCGAACTCAACACAAGGAAAGAACAAGAAGCTGCTAATCGAAAAAGAAGGGCACAGCCCGTCGATCCAGCAAAGCCCATGGGTGATCAGCTTACTATTCAACCTTCGGACTCCAAAGTCGTCACCGCCGCCACCGTCGCTGCAAAGGCCAGCGTTTTGGACCCCGAGACTTTGGCAGCCGTCGGACTATTGACCGCCGCCGTGAGTAAATTAGAGAATACTATATCCACCAAGACAAGTGCTCCTGGTGGACTTAAAGTTGGAAAGCTTGAGCTTGACTTTTAACGAGGAGAATATGTTTTGACTGATAGAATGACATTTGAAGATATAGCGTACAGTAGAAACCATATTATAAGCTTTCTGCATGTCGGATCCGGTAGGGAAGTCAGTTTTCCCGCTTTTATTAGAACTTTCAGCGATAGTTATAACGTGAATTGGCAACCAGTCGAGATCTTTGGTAGAACAGACCCTGTTCAGAACTATCAGTCGACCAGAAGATCGATAAATATCTCATTTGACGTGGTCTCGGACTCTCTATCTACTGCCAAGAGAAACATGGAAAAGTACGCACTATTGAAGAGAATGTTATATCCAGTTTACAGTGAACCTTTAAGTGCTGGTTACGTCGGCACACCTGGAGCTAAAGGTAGAACAATTAAGGCACCTCCATATATCAGGTTAAAGTTCATGAATTACATAGAAAACATATCAGATTCCTCGTTCGAAGAAGGCCTTCTTGGATGTATAAAAGGTTTCAAGTTTGATCCCGACATTGCAAAGAACGGAACTTTCATAGACGAGGACAATAAATTGTTGCCAAAATATTTCACTGTGACTTTTCAGTTCGACCCCCAGCATGAAGAAACACTTGGTTGGGGAATGGACAGTCAATTTTTGTCTAGTAGGTTCCCATATAGGGCCGGCGCCGAAAGGTTGAGTGAACAATCTCCTCGAACGACAAATGAGGATGTGAGAAGAACGAACGAGAAGTCAGTGTTGGACGGAGGAGATTCGTAATGCCGTATAGGAACCAGGACAGGGATGTTTTTGTAAACGATAATGAACTGTATTCTAAACTGTTGAAAGACAGAGGATTAAAATCCATCAAACACTTGGGGAAACTAAGATTGAATTCATTAAGCCAAGAAGAATTATCAGACTTAACAATATTGGACCACGTTTGGAAAACGGGAGATAAGTACTATAAGCTGGCACTAAGGTATTACGGGGATACACAGTATTGGTGGGTTATAGCCTGGTTCAACAAGAAGCCAATTGATAATTTTTGTAAACCCGGTGATATAATACACGTTCCGACACCGATAGAGGAAATATTATACTACGCAGGTAAAAAATAATGGCAGGCTTCAGTAAACAGGCATATGTAATATGGCGGAACTTTGTG